CGGTGGTGCCACATACACAAGGGTATAGTTTTAGCAGTTTTTCTTGGTTGTCCATGTCTGCGAATATGATGGATTTCCACGGGCGTATCGGTATCAAGGATTCCTTTCTGTACGCACAATATGCAACCCAATCTAGCCAACTTAGCATAATGTTCTTTTTCTGTTTTAGTCATCTAGCCAATGTTTATCAGGGTTTAATGTAGTTACACCATTATCCTGAATAAGATCGGTTTGTGGAACAAAATAAGCCGGTCTATTGGTTCCCTGGGGATCACTCCAATATTTTTGTTGCTTTGCTTGCTTGCCATACATATAGCCATGAATTGCATATTTGCCCATTAATCCCGTTACCAGGTAAAAGCGGCGGTTATCATCATCACTAGGGTGTACGATTAATTTACCGTGCGCTAATGGGGTTTGTCTTACGTCATGGGGGCCTACGTCAGTTGCGCCGGGGGTTCCTTTTGACCAAAATATACCAAGGTGTTTGGCCAGCGCACATTCGCCCATAGCCCCTTCTATACTCATTTGCCAGGCATCGGTATCTTTAGCACCATACTTATGTTTAGAACCAATTTGAATACATTGTACGGTACGTTGGGTGCCTACAAAAGCGGCCATTTGTATTTCAGCCGGGGTTAATTTAATTAGTGTGGGCATCCAATAACCCCTTAGTTATATCTTCTAGTGCCTGGGAAACATCCACAATATCTATTGATATTTCATAAGCTTTTTCATAGTTGCTTTGTATGATGGCTTCATGAAAATCTTTTAATAGTTTTTGCAATGCAACATAATGTATTGAGTAATCGTTCATTGTTCTGCCTTTCTTCTAGCTTTTCGTTCTTCCATTAATTCATTTCTATATTCACAAGTTGTTTTCATAGCATCGTGATAATTTATTTTTAACGTTCTTATTTCTTCAGCTTGTTGTTTAATAATTTCATATTTTTTATCAAGCAATTTTTCCAATTTAATATTTAGTTCTAATAATTCTTCTGCGTTCATTTGGTTAATCTTTCAAGGTTACGGTTACTGGCTTCTTGGGTACGCCAGGCTTCAAATCTAAGTTTGGCACTTTCTAAACGGTACTTCCACATTTCAGTTTTGTATGTTGCCGCACCAATGGCTTTGCATAGGTCTTGGTAGTCTTGGCTGGCATAAGCTTCACGTTCTTGGGCACCCAAACTTTGTTCGCTTGACTGCTTCATTTTGATGGCTTTTAAGCTGGATTTATATGCTTCTAATTCGGCCAGTTCACCTTTAGCTTTGGCATATTCCGGGGCAAATTCATATAGGTAATCTACACAATCATTAGGATCAACAACACGTGTTTCAGGTTTCATTTTTCCATCCACAATTTAAGTAAAATGTGCAAAATTATTGCCCAAAAACACACACCGGTAATTAACAAAAGTAAAACAAGCATTTCAATCATCGCCAATCCCCCCAGGCACCACGGTTGCCTTTTGTCCATTGATCATAAATATCCCCAACAAGGCGTTCACGCCTACTATCAAAAGTAGGTCTAGCCAAATACGCCCTAAACCCGGCAAGCCCAAACTGGGTACGGTACACAAGTAACTGTCTGATTTCACATTCATACCGCCAGCTTTCCAATGTGTTGTTGGATTCTTTGACGGAATTGCCCCATTGATTCCCCGGCATATGCGTTTAACCCTAGTTCCCGGCCCTTGGCCAAAGTAAGTTCATCTGAACTATACCAAGGTAATGAAGGCCGCTTTACCTCTTTTGGGGTCATGTCTAAAATATCTTCCCATCTGCCTTGATTCAACCAAGTACTTGCATGGGGTACGTAATCTATTTCCGTACCCTTCAATTTCCAGTACGCTACGTGTTCTTCTATGGCTTCCACGGCCTGGGCCTGTTCATCCTTTGTAAGCCGGTTAAACGCCCCCAGGGCGACACGTTTAGCTACTTTCCTGGGGTAATGTTTCCAAAACTGTTCAAACATTATTTGGCCGTCCATTTGGCTACAAACTTTTTTAGCCTGGCGTATTCGCCCTTGGGTAATTTGTATTCGATGTATTCGTTTTCGCCTTCATATTCTAAGTCCAGTTCGTGTTGGGCACGGAACACTAAATGGTTGATAGTGCCGTCAAGGTCATCCCGATTAACGGTAGATAGTTTGGCAAATTCTTTAAGGGCTTGTGCGTATGTCATATTGGCCCCCAATTAAAATTTGCTACGTGTTGGGTTTGTATTCCAAATAGCCCGTTCAGCGGCTTGCCAGCTAGTGTTGCCTACTTGAACACGTTTGCCTGTTTTAGAATGAAGGTGCATTTCTTCTGTACCGTCATTAAACTGAACCAATGTTGCTACATGGCCAGTTGACATAGTTAAATATTCTTCTTTGTAATCAGGTTTTGTTACTGATTGAATGTTTGTTACTTTCATGATTTTTCCTTTTTTTCTATCACGATCACTTGACCGTATATATAATTTACTAAAGTTTTCTTTAGTTGTCAAATATATTTTTATAGGTACTTTCCCTAATGTTGTTTTTTAGTCATAGGTTCCCCAAGGGTGATAAGCCCACATCCATTCAAGAAGGTATTGCCTGACCTGAACTAATGCTACCAAGGTTAATGTTCAATCGAAATAAGGGTTGTCTATCACCGTTGTCCCTTAAAACTTGTGTGGTCCCCATTTAAGGCCACGTGGCGCATACCGGGTGAAGGGTAGGCCAATCTATTCTTTCCAGCCGGCGATTTAACCGCTTTGCTATCGGGGGAAGTCCGATTGCGAAATAAAAAAAACAATAAAAAAGGGCTTTAGGGGTAATTTTGTGATTAGACGGCTTGGGAAATACCTCTTAACTTATTTCCTAAACCCACAAAACTACCTCTAAAACCCTAAACTATCGAGTGTCTAATTCCTCAATGTTTAAAACTATATCATAAATTTATTGCTTGCAATTCCGGCCAAATAATATGCCAGGTCTTAGGAAAAAGGTCTTTCCTGGTTACTAATCCTACTGATTCCCTTTCAATGGTTGCGGCTATTAGCATCAACGGGGCGGCTGGAATTGCATTGTTGTTGCGCCATTGACACACCGCTTGGACCGTTACGCCACATAGTTTTGCCACCTTTGCTGGCCGGCCTAACATATCAATTAGTTGTGCATCTGTCATTATTTTTCCTTATTTGCTAAATATTTCTTTACAACAACTAAATTTTACTTTACATTTGTAAGTACGGCAATGTTGCCGTGATAAAAAAGGAGTAGCAAACATGGACGGCGAATTAAACCAACTAATGTTAGAACATGAAGAATTTCTTGAAAAAGCGTTAGATGATATGGAATTTAGTAATGAATTTTTAACCCAGGAACAAGTTGACTGCATACGTCAAGCTTGTGGAAAACCACGTAATAAAAAGAATAAAGTTTTATCAAATTTGTTTGATGACTTTGGCACAATTTTTGGAAAGTGAAAAAATGATAATTGCAAAACAAACCAGTTCCGGTAGTGACTTTAAACTACCACCAGCCGGCAGTTTTCTTGCCAAGCTATATCGCATCATTGATATTGGCACCCAAACCACGGAATGGATGGGTAAGAAAAAAATGCAACGCAAAATTATCACAATGTTTGAATTACACGGCGAAGATAACAATGGCCAGCCATTGCAAACTATGGACGGCAAACCGTTAATTGTATCTAAACGCTATACGTTATCCTTGGACGAAAAAGCTACGTTACGTAAAGATTTAGAAGCTTGGCGGGGCAAAATTTTTACCCATGAAGAATTAAGCGGGTTTAACCTAGAAGTCTTGCTGGGTAAGTGTTGCATGGTATCTATTACCCATTCAACATACGATGGTAAAGAGTACGCCAACATTGCCGGGATTAGCCAAATACCAGCCGCATTAAAAAAGCTTGGCGAACCTAAAGGCGTAAATGAATTAATGATTTTTACAATTGATCCATTTGACCAGGATAAATTTAATAAGTTGTCAGAAGGTATGCAAAGCGTTATTAAAAAATCTGCCGAATACCGTAATACGTTTGAACCTAATTCGCCAGCAGTCAGTTCTGCCCCGTCAGAATTGATTGATGACGATATACCTTTTTAGGGGGCACTATGAAACCAATAGTTAAGTTTATTGTTTGTGATCACTACACTTTGAAAACACATCAAGATATAGGCCACGATGAAGAAACTGAAATTATTGGTTTTAGTTATGAAGCTTTGTCCAGGTTTACCAGGGCTTTAGTTACTGAAGCCGCTTGCATGGTCAAAGACCCAAAAGATAGAAAATTAATCTTACAAACATTAGGTGAATAAATGAAATGCATTGACTGTAAATGGTACGTTGGCCAAGTTAACGATACATACGGTGTATGTAAACGTTATCCACAAACCGCAAACAAAAGCTTGCATGATTGGTGCGGTGAATATGCAAGCAAACTGGTTGTAATTACACCGGTTCAAGTGGAATTAACTGAATTTACTGAAGATGACAAAGTAAAAATTGTATTTACAGAAGAAAAACCAAAACGTGGAAGAAAACCAAAACAATGATAATTAAAGAACGTCAATCAGAAAGTGGGCATTGGTATGATCGTCAAGGAAACCCAGCGTATAGTGTTATCGGGAAAAACGGCCAGCAACGAGCAACAACGTTACGGGATGCAAGGTCACTTGACCTTTGCGTTAGCGTTTCAGGAATCCTTGCGGTTGCGGCACGTCCAGGCCTTGATTCATGGAAACAACAAAACGTCCTATTAGCCGCTTTAACCCTTCCCAGGGAACCAAACGAACCGGAAAAAGATTGGCTGGACCGGGTAATGATGGATTCCAAACAAACTGCCAGGGTGGCCGCAGATAGGGGCACTTCTATCCACGCCATTGTTCAGGCGTTTTTTGAAGGGGCTTTAATACCTGAACATATGCCAATGTGCCGGCCCGTTGAAGAAGCCATTAAAACGCATTTTGGGCCGCTTTTACTGTTGCCGGAACTATCCTTTGCCCATCCCCTGGGATACGGTGGTAAAGCCGATTTAATAGCCAAATCCAGGCATGATTTTGATGGTGTTGCAATTGACATTAAAACCAAGGAAACAGAAGATATTTCTAAAGCAGAAATTTACCCGGAACACGGGATGCAATTAGCGGCCTACCGCCAGGGGTTTAATATGCCTAAAGCCCGTTGTGCCAACGTATTTGTAGGTTACAAAATGATCAATGGCAATCCATCTTTTACCGGTGTCAAATTAGTTGAACATGAAGCCGCTGACCTAGACCGTTACTGGCTTATGTTTACCAAACTATTAGAGTTTTGGCAGTTAAAAAACAATTACAAGTAATTACGGGGCGAAATTCGTAAGTCCACCTAGGTACCAAGGTTAAAAGTATGCAGAAAAGTAGCCCCACCCATTTAAAAGCGGTTAACTGGACGTTGAAGGATGCAACATATTAGGTGTTTTTCCAGTTTCCACCTAATTAGTAATGGTTGCCAAATTCACGCTTTTCGTTGTTTAGTTGCAAAATTACGCTTTACAAGTAAAGTAATCTTTAGTAAATTAACCAATACCGCAATGTTGCGGTGATAAATAAAGGAATTAATATGAATCGTGAAGAACAACAAGCAGAAGCATATTGGGCTTACCAAGCTAAACAAGAAAACCTACAACGTATGGTAGATAAGGGTTGGGGGGATCGTGAAGCTTATAACAATCTACTGGCCTGGGAAGCTAAACAAGCCCGTATTAAACGCTGGAAGCATTTAGCCAATGAAATTGGTGCTGGTGTATTAATGGTTGGATTTGTGCTGGCATTGTTGTTTTTAACGGGTTGCAGTAGCACTTCCGGCACCGTGTATAGCCAAGCACCTTCCCAGCAGTTAATATTAGATAAACAAGTTGCTAGTTTGACCAGGAATGAAGTTATTAACGGCGTTACGGAATGTGAAGGGGCTGGCCTACGTGCCCACGTAATTACTACCAAACGTTCAATTAATGGCTTTACCTCTGATGTTCCAATTGAAGTAACTTGTATGCCTAAATATAAGTATTAAAGGGTAAACATGAATGAACACATTTGGACCACTAGCGGCACCGATATAACTATTAGATGGCGTTTAAATGGCTGGGTGCCGCCTTCTGAACTGCAAGAATACAAAGATAAATGGTCTTATTGGCAAAATCTGCCATTACGTAAATTAGATGACCAGGCCAAGGAACAATACGAACAAGTATTGCGCCGGGCCAAAGTAGCAAGAATTAAATAATTACTTGGGGTGGGCCTTGTTCATAGGCTTACCCTCATGTTTTTTTAATTCTTTTTTTAATTCAAACAAACCGCTACGCATTTGAATTATTTGCTTATCTTCTTTTTTTTGCATAGTTTTTGATTCAACTTCTTCGTGTTTTTTGTTGTGCATTTTATGCCCCTAGTGCTTTAAGTGCTTCATTCATCTTGGATTTTCGGTCATCAAGCCCCAACAATCCACCGTTAATACGTTTAGTCATTATTTCAAAAGCATTGCTAGTGCCTTCATCAGCCAGGGCATTTAACCCTTTTTTGTTCCAAAACCAGCCCGCAGATAAAACGGCGTAGCGGGGTTCTTCTAAAAGATGGGGGCTACCTATCAAATCTATACCCAAAGCTTTACCACAATGCGTATAGTTCTCTTTACCGGTACATTGGATTAATCCACGGCCTATGTATTTTGCACCATCACCATCTTCAGTATTGCCCATGCGCCCGGAATACACTTTATTAGCTATCTTTTCCGGCTGGCGTTCATATTGCGTTGCGGTATCAAGATCAGGAAACCGGCTTGGCCAGGTTGCCATTAAAGCTTTAGCTGAATAATTCAAGTTTTCTTTAGTAAATTTAAAACTACCGGATTCATGAAGGGTTTGCCCCAAGAAACACGCCTGGCGTTGTGGTGTATTAATTTGGTATTTATCAAACGTTTCATTTAATGGGTCCAGCCATTGTTCACCCAAGCCTAAAGTTTGTAATTGATCAAGTGTCATTTTTTGATCATTCCCTTCATTTCTTCTGTTTTGTTTTTACTGCCTTGACTAGAACCAAAATAAAAAGAAAGAACTTGCCCCGCCGCTGACGTTATAAACCCAAGCGCAAAAATAACCAATTGTTGTTGATCGTCAGGGGTATCTACAAACATCAATACCCCAATTAATATAAAAGCCAACCCAACTACGCCTAAAGCAAGGATTGGAACAACCATCTTATCCAGCTTAGTTGCATTTGCTGAAGTAGCTACTGCGGCATACGCCTGGCGGGCAGAATCACGGTCAGCAACTTCTAATTTGGCATACTCTAAATCAAGTTCTTTAAGTTTAAGGGTAAGTTCCGGGTTGCCGGTAAGGGCTTGGGTAACGCCTTCTACGGTGGCATCATCTACGCCTAGTTTGTTGGCTAACCATCCTATTGCCGCACCACCAGCCGGGCCAGCTACCGCAGTTGCAAGAATAGGTGCAACACCTTTAAGAAGTCCTAATAAAGTGTCCATTATTTTTTAGACCTTTCCTCTAATAATTTAACCCGCACATGAAGGTCATGGAGTTCTTTATAAAGTTCTTCACGCATCCTAGCCCGTTTTTCTGCTGATAGTGGGCTATCTGTTGGTACGCCTTCATTGGTAATTAGGGATGGCATCTTGCCTTCTATCTGAGTTAAGCGGGTTTGGAATGACGATACCTGACCAAGCAACCAACCCAAGCAAACTACCACAATAGGAATAACCGCTTTTAAAAGGTCTTGCATATTCATTTCCATCTACCCCATGTGCATTCGTAAGCAACCCAAGTTGCAA